GACACGTAATAGCAGATTGCACAAAATTTTCTTCCCCAACGGTCAAATCTTTGTGCAAAATGTCAATAGACACAAAATATAGTACCCACACCCCTTAGGGTAGGGGAGTGGGCACTAAATAGGAACTATTACAAGATATTAAAGCATATCAAATGTAATTTCGCAGTTGATTTGTTTGCCGGTATTGACAGGCACATTAATGACAACACTTGCTGTATTATTATCATAGTATGCAGGTACAAGCATGTTGTCGGTGGAATTATACAGGTACATATCCCTGTAAACGTTACCGGGGAGACCTGCAAAAGGTATATCACCAAACGCGGACACAACAGAGAATTTGGTGCCTTTAGGGACATCAGCGATGAAATAGCCGTGAATTGCAATATGCAAATGCCGGCCATCGAAAGATGCATAACTTGCATCTGCCCCGTTAGTAAAGTTTGTGGCTGTCAGCTTGGTAATGTTATTGATCTTAGCTGTCGTTATGCTGCGGCAAGTATTCCGGCCAAGGGTCCATGCGCTAATCTGTTGTTCATATTCGGCATATTGGAGATCAATATTGCCACAATCGGGTGATACATAAATGCCGACACGCTGGCATTTCACATCATTTTTATTTGTGGCAATAATTGTACCCCGGATATTATAGCACCCACCCAACAGCTGGATGCCGATATTATTTGCCTCGGCTCCTACAGGAACCTTAAATCCATTCGCATCGAGCAATAATCCGGAAAACACGACGTTGTTACTTGTTTCTTCGACGACTACTCCGTTAGCGTAGCTCTCCTGTACCTCGGTGTTACAAAATAGTTCACGTTTTGCGTGATACAAATGTAAGGCGATTGACCCCGTAATGGTGTGTGAAGCATCATAAGATGCACGCCATCCGTTCATCTTAATCGCCAGGTTACACCATTTGTTCGCCTCGGTTTCGCACAAAACGCCATTATAGCAAAAAGTTACTACAATATTACATAATTCCGAATCAGAAAATTTTGCGTCGATTCCCAAATCGCAGGTATCCACAAAAGCATTGATAATGGACACATATGCAATATAGTAGCTTGAATTGATGCCGATGGACCACCCAGAGACGATAATGTCCCTAATAACACTATTGCGGCACTCCAGCGCATAGGAATCGCCTTTGATCTTGCGATACTCGTCGTGGTTCTGGTTTGCGGTGACCATCCATGTTTTGTTACGTATATAAATGCCACTTCCAGCTCCTTTGGTGGCCCCCACACCATAAAGGGCCAGCGATTCGATACGAATCGTAAAATAAATGTCATCGTATGTATCGGGGGCCTTGTATTCGAGGTCGTAAATAATTCCATTGCTGGCCGTAGTCCAAACAAGCGACGTGTCACGCATGTTTTCGCCTACAATGCCACACCCTCTGCGCATATACACAGCTGACGACATGTAATATGTGCCGCTGGGGAAAAATACTGTTTTTCCGGCATCAAGCAACGCTTGTAAAGTGGAGGTGTTTTCGGCTGCGGCGCTTGGGTTGTTTGCTTTAATACCTGCTCCCGGAGCCGACACATATGTCTGCATTTGATTGATGCTATTTTGGAGCTGCTTGTCGGCGTTCTCTCTGGCCGTTTTCTCCGCGCCAATAGCCGTCTGGAGCTGCTTGTCGGCGTTCTCTCTGGCCGTTTTCTCCGCGCCAATGTCCGTCTGGAGCTGCTTGTCGGCGTTCTCTCTGGCCGTTTTCTCCGCGCCAATAGCCGTCTGGAGCTGCGTGTCGGCCTCCTCCCGGGCCGTCTGCTCGGCGCTCAAGCCCTCATTAAACGCCGTGAGGAGGTAGTGCAGAACTTCATTTGTGGAGCTGCTAACGCAGTTAGAGCCGGGCACGTAGGCATCACCGGCGTTCATTGCTTTTGTGACACGTACAAGCGCCCCATTGACCCAGACAAGATCGTTGACAGCTCTTGCAGCTGTCGCGGTGGGGCTATGCCCCTCATCGTTGGGAGTAATGGCCTTTTTGACATCGGCCCAAAGTTCATCGAAATTGCCAATTTTGGTCCAGAATTCTGTACGGTCCAGAGAAACACCGGACGGCACCGGCTGTACAGAAAGATAGGCGTTGCCGTGGCTGTCCACAACAACGGTGTTTGCCTCATACTGGCTTGTGATGTCCCACAGAATCGGGTTTGCGTACTTGATCGTGGCCAGGCTGACGAAATTCGTCAGTTTGGTGTTGAATTCGTTCAGCTCGTCCATAATCCAATCAAGATTGAGATCATGGAAATTGGTGTAGGGCGCTCTGTGAATAGGATTGATACTCATAAATCACATCTCCTTAATATACCAGCAAACAAAAGTTTGCCCGGATGTCCGTAACGATTTTATGAACGGCATTTTCCATTGCAAGGGTCAACTCTTTGGCAATAAGGTCTTGCGGGTCCCGTCCTGCCCGGCCCTTCTCGGTCACGGTGTCTTTGTAGCCGTCGTGCAACTCCGAAGTATTGTTATCGGTGGTGGTCTGATCGGTGGTGGTCGTGTCCGTGCCGCTGCTGGTAATGGTGTTCCCGGTACCGAGTGCCGTTGTACTCTTTTCAGCGGTTTGCAATGTTCCGCTGTCAAACCCCGTGACGTCCCGGGTGGTGCTGTCGCTGCCGGTATTCTGGCCGGTGGTGGTCAGGTTAGGCGCTCGGGTAGTTGTTCCCTTCACGCCGTTTGTGCGGTTGATTGTGCCGCCGCTGGTTCCTGCATGGTCGGTGGTTCTGATTCGGTCATCGGATGCCAAAGCATCGTATTTAAGGCCCAGCGCCTCGGCGTACCGGGTCCAGCTCGGAAGCATGGTTTCAGAATAGACGCCCAGCGCCCTGCGCATCGTGGGGCCATCCGCGTATAATACTTCCAATTCCAGCGTATCAAAGAGTAATTGATTGCAGACAGTTTCTTTAGATACACTGTCAGGGACTTTCAAGTCATCGAACAGGTTCGGGTATCTTGCCAACAGGCCGTTAAAGCTCAATGTTGCGTGCATCGTTGTTCACCTCCTGCGCTCCAGTATCGGGCGGAAAACGCCAATCAACCCATAAAGTAGATTTGTCAATTCCAAAGAGCTTGTGTACTCGCTCACACCCATGCTGCAAGCTGTCCAACCATAGCGACGCTTTGGCGGCTGTCTCAACGTTGTTAGAATTGACTTCGTCAGTCAGCATCCGCTCTTTCTTGCTTGTGTTGGTGTTGGGGATGCCTACTTCAGTATCGAACAGGGCTTTAATGGTTTTAAGGGCTGTAAGCAATTCGTTGGTAATGAAGTTCCCTTTGAGGTCAGTTGCAAAATACATCCACGGGGCTTGCCCGGATGCCCCATTCTTGGGCGCTTTGAGCAAAGAGGCATCAACAAAAACGGCGGGGTCACCCTGCATAATGGCGTCAAACATTTTTTTAAAAGATTCCGCACCGGCTTTGTTTCCAGCTGCAAACACATAGGCAAGGCGGCTGTTAATTAAATTGCTCTGAATGGTCTGGGCAGCCAGGGCCATCAGGTCGCCATAATATGCCACAATATCAACCATACCCCGGTAATCGGGCTGAAGGTTGATAATTTCGCATTGTTTGCCAATCTGAAGATATGGAGACCCTTTGATAAAAGGGTTCGCAATGATGGAGTGTGTGGGATTGTAGAAAATGTTGATGCCGGTAAGTCCCATTCGGTCATATACGAGGCCGTATCGGTCAGTGTTAAACACCGTTACACCGCCGGAACCGAAGACAAGATACTGTAGGCGGTTACTGGGCCAGGTGTCGGGGAGCGTCCACCTGACCATAGACACCGCTTCTAGGAACAGATACTTACGGAAATAGTAGGACAAGCTGTTTCCTTTGGTGTGCATTACGGAGGGAGTAACCGGGGACACATGGGCGTTAATTTGCTCGTAACTATATGGAGCGCTCATAACAGACGGCCTCCTTTCGCCATTTTAAACAGTAACCACACCGGCAATTTACCAGCGGGCCACGGACCCGGCCCGGGACCTGGGCCAGGTCCTCCGCCGGAATCCCATTCGACGTCCCATGTGCCGACCTGATTTGGGATTCTGATAATGCCGGAAGGGTCCCTCAAGTTTCCGGCGGCGTCGGCGTACTCCCAATGCGTGTGAATGCCCGTTGCGTTGCCGGTTTTGCCCTGCGTGCCGATAAACTGACCCTTGGAAATAGTGTCGCCCACGTTCCAAATTTGCGAGGCAAAGTGCGCGGCTCGCCAGGTGGTGCCGTCGGCCATCCGTACTTTGATCATGTTTCCCCACGACTGATCGCCCGAGGTGCTGCCATTCCAGTGCTGCGCCACGACCACAACGCCCGCCTCGGGCGCGTAGGCTTTGTGATTGCCGTGCACCGTGTCTATGCCCCGGTGGGGACTTCCGTCCGAGTACGCCGGATAACCGGCTGTCACTCTGATTGGCGACACGTCAGTAATACACTGTTTATAGACTGCCATTATTCACGCCTCCTATTCATAGAAAAAACCATTCTTCATGTAACTTTTGACACTGTCAATTTCTTCTGCTGTTGCTGTTAGCGCAATGTCCGGATCGTCAACCATGATGTACCCCGGGATAGTGGATATTTGCACACGTTTGCACAAGGGTCTCCCATGGTCGGTATTGTTATCATCCGTAAGAATTTTAAAGCGCGCAACCATATAAGGCACCGAATCAAAAGCTATTGTGGACCCCGTTGCGCCCTTGCTCGCTACATCTGCATTAGTTGCCTGTGCAGCATTTAAAATACCGTTTCCGACGTCTGAGAAAGAACCCCCGGATAATGCTGCCTGGATACCTCCGAACGCTGCCGCAATACCAGTATGCAGCAAGCCTCCGCTGCCCGACGGTATATCAAATGTAATATTGGAAAGTTGAATAGGTACCCCAAGTTTGGCGGTTGTCTCGTGTACTAGCTGATTCGAATCGGTAAATATACGTAAGATACTGTCACCGGTGAAAAGGTCAACCATATATTGTATAGATAAGGTGACAGCGCCCCACAGTTTAGATGCGTCAAGAGGTATCACTCCAAAGGGCTGCAAGAAGATAGTGTAGTCCGTGTAGGGGGAGGCATTACAATACCCTCCGCGGCTTCCCGCTTGAGGGTGCTTCGGGATACTCACGCTCACCGATTTTGTTAATTTGTTATTGTCTTCTCCCAAAATCCAACATGGAACGTCTATCGACCACCACCCGACATCTACACTTGAAACAAGCGGTAAATGTGCGGTGATTTTGGCGATGTCAAATGGAAAGTAATTGCAACTTACGATATATTGATAGGGATTAAAAAGAACCTTTGTTAAACTGTCGCTAATTTCCGTATTGTCAATACTAAGGTATGACACATCGGTTAGTAATTTGGCGGAGAGTTTTTTAGCGTTTCCAGACGTCATTACTACATACGTCACCGCTCCAACCGAGTTCGCGTTTTTAGCTATAAACCCAATAACAAAGAATCCCCCGCTAATTGTTTCCGCAAAGCCACCTTGAAAAGCGGTTGTTACACTTTGCACTTTAGCCGATGCCGGGTAAAGTCCATCTGAAATTGTACCATCATACTGTGCCGACGATCTTGTGACATACTCCGTACTATTGCCAATCTGTTCGCGATAACTTGCAAGAGTGTCAACAGTCAACGAGGCGACCCAGAGGCCCCCGGAGTATGTCCAGTTCTTCACCCAGTAATACCGGCTGAATGTAGGCAGATAGCAATAGTTATATCCCGTCGGGTCACTCTGCGAGGCAATCTTGATCTCGGGGTCAATGATGTTGCAAGGGGCTTTAAGGTCAATTCCGAACTCCTGCCCACCGCTGGGCCGCTTTGTGCTGTTTGTGCGCTTTGCAAACTGGTAAAAAATAGCTTGCATTTTGCACCTCCTATAAAAATAACCGGCGGGCAGATGCCCGCCGGTGCCGGTCAGGACTTCGATGGGTCATCGTCCTTGTGCGTGGTGGTTTTCAGGGTAGGCGCTTTTGCCGCATCGGCAGCGCTCGGTGCAGTGACGTCCCCGGAGGTCATCAGGAACAGAACGGCGTTCTCGGTGAAGTCATCGTACCACGACCAACCGTAGTGGTACCAGAAATTCGTGTACAGGCCGCGGGCGTTCATGGGAGTTGGGACCACGCGGGACAGCTTCGGAGTGTATCCGATTGCATCCCAGTCCAGCAGGCATCCGAACACATTGGTGAGCTGAACCGCTGCATTCTTGGACGCCACACCGGCAGCAGTGGTCACAACAGGTGTCGCGGAAATGGTCTCGCGCTTGTCGATGTTCTGCCAGAATGTGACCTGTTCCGCGTCGCGGTATTTCAGCATGTTGTCATGGAATACCTCGGGAATCACGCGGGCGTCGATCTGGCTCTGCGTACCGCTGTACAGATAGAGGTGCTGACGATCATACGGGGTGTGGCGCATGATGTTGTACGTCGTGCTGCCGATCTGCCAGTTCTGATGCCAGTTGATGGAACGCTCTTTCATCAGGCGGGAAATGTCATTGATACGACCATATGCGTATTTTGCGAATCCCGGGAAGTTTGCTTCCTTATACACGTCCTGTACGGTCAGTTTTGTGCCCTGCTGGGCGTTGTACTCGTCGAGCAGATAGACGACACTGTTGGGGCTTGTAACCGTCATGCCGGTCAGATGATTCGCCATCAGGTTATTGGCGAGGTTCCGTCTGTCTGCCTCGATCTGGTTCGACAGATGCAGCACGAACGAGGACCAGAATTGCGCCAGTTCCTCGGGGCCTTTGAAGGCCGCTTCCATCTGGGTATCAGCCTGCGTGTACACGCGGCTGTAATTGGTCTGGCCGTAGTAGTTTGTCTGAAGGACTTTAGGCTTGTGGACTTCGTACATATCAACACTCTGGCCGTCTTGCAGCGCCCACGCCTTGTCGGTGACGGGGTCAGTGTCGCAGAAATTGATCTTCCGTACATGGTTTGACCAGTCGTCGCCCGTGACCTGCAAGCGCTTCAGGGGGGCGTCATAGGGACGGACGGCAAAGATGGTGCGGCCCAGCACTTGACTGATCGCCTTGGTGTAATTGTCGGGGCCGGTCAGCAGCGTGGTTTGCGCAACAGAAACGAAACTAGACGTGTCCACGATGGGCGATGTCGGTTCCTGACCGGTGGCCATTTTGTTAATCTCAGTCAAAATTGCGGCAATGTCCGCAAAATCCATACCAAGAGACATATTACTTCACTTCCTTTCCATAGGTAGGGTCGATGATTCGGGCTGTCACCGTAGCAGCATCTGCCGCCGGCTGCTGCTGGATGCCAAGGCCCAGCGCGTTTGCCTGCAACGTCTGCGTCATAGTCTGCATTGCCTGGGCGCTGGTCTGCTGGCCCTGCAAAATCTGCTGCAGCAGGGTTTCGAGGCCATCATACTGCGGCGCGGGCTGCGGCACGGGCTGCGGCACGGGCTGCGGTGCGGTCTGCGGCGCGGGCTGCGGCGCGGGCTGCGGCGCGGGCTGCGGCACGGGCTGCGGCACGGGCTGCTCCATAGCTTCGATCTCTGCTTTGGTGTATCCGGCCATAGCGAGGGCCGCTTTTTCACTGATTTTCAACTTTGGTCGCCTCCATTACAACGTATGTGTCATGTGTCAGGCATTTAATGACCTGATCTTTGTCGCCTTTTGTGACAGGACCCACGGCGCAGCACTGCCGCGTGTGGGCAACGTCTGCCCAGTCGCTATAGTAGCCGATGCCCAAACGAGTGCACAGGTCAGCCAGCAAAAACGCGCGCTCGTTCGTGATCGACTGGGCGAAAATGATATAACAACCCATAGTCAGCTCTCCTTCTTGATGTCGTCCAGGGCAAGCCGCATCTCGGTAATAGCCGCAGTGTTCTCCTTGACAACGGTATTACACTGATACCACATCAGCAGAAAAGCAGCGATAGGAAACCCCACATTAGAAATAGCCTGAATCACAGTATTGGCATCCATTTTGTGCACCTCCCTTACAGATACAAGTAAATCCCAGGTTCTTGCGCTGGCTGACGCATGCCCGCCCCTTCTGGGGGCTGCCTGTGGGCACCTGGGATTAACTTTAATATATACTACCCGTATAAAAAAGTCAAGTACCGCAATACTCGCGGAAGAAAATTTCATCCGAGTAGCGCTCGAATTCGAGTTGCCGCTGCAAGTACGCGGGCCAGATATACCCATACGCGGCCCTGAATCGTTTACGCTCATAATCGCCGGTGCCGTATGTGGGCATCTCGCCAGACCGATGCCGGCACACATAGTAGAGGGGTTTACTCTTATGCTCATAGATGCAGCACCGCCCAATTTGAACAAGTGGGTAGTATTCCCGGAGGGGCCGGGATACAACAAGACTTTTCTCCTCGGCGCTGTACTGGTTTTCAATAGCGGACCTATAAAAGTCCGTTCCGGTCATGGACCTATAGAGGGCCGTATTGGCTTTCTCTTTGGCAATAGGGCTGTCCACAAGATCAATCAAAAGAATCCCTTTATCGGCCAACAGCTTTACGCGCTCTTTCTTGCCGATCATCTTTTCGACTGTGTCGGTGATTTCCCACTGCATATAATAGGGGTTTGCCATGCCAACAGCGTTCGACATACATAACAACGTCAGGGGCTTTTGCCCTTGCAATTCGCGGTTACGGTTGACTGTCTCATAAATGTTGGCAAGGCCCACACCCTCGCCTCGCCGGTAATAGTCGGTCTCTTCTTTCTGGTATTCGTCCAAGATAATTATATTGGTGTGAGGACTTGAAAAACCACGGGTTCGGGCCAAGGTGACGACACTTCCCACGACGCCCGACATCTTGGCCGGTTTTATGGGAGAACCTGTATCAGTGAAGGCCCCCGCGTTACCCACTTCATACAAGCCCGCTATTTTCGGCAGTTTAAATGGGGCATAATGTGTTTGCAAATCATCATTCAACGGAGACCACGGCCACATACTGGGCGATGCGCAAATAAGTTCCGCCTGCTGCGGCGTGCGGCGCAGATATAGAAATTCTTCTTCGGTCTGATGCACGTGCTTCAATGCTCCATAAGTCTTGCCGGTACCACGTCCACCCCATATAAAAATAATAGGTGCTCCCGTTGACAAAATGCCATCCTTTTCGGAAAAATTCGGCCATCCTTCGTCAGTGTATAGTTTAATCATCAGACAACCTCCATAATCTTGTACCCTAATATCTTTGCGTATTCGTCGGTAATTCCCAATGTGTACGTATTATCACAAATACACAGGTTTCTTGTTATATGTACCGTATGCCCGTCAACCACAAAATCGGGCACATTGGGCCGGTCATTATAAATAACCTGATTTCCGGCGGCAAGACAGAACGTAAAGCCGGGCTTGAATACCTCAAAACCACCCCACAGGGCAAGCTCCAAACCGCCTTTCCGTTTGCTAACTCCTGCTATGGTAGTAGTGATCGGCCCGCCCTTTTTATAGGTAGTCGCGTATTTTTTTGCGCCCCACGTCATAAACTCCGCGTAGCTGCGCTCTTGCTCATACACGCCCATGTAATGAGTATTGCCTTTTGGGTCTGTAGCGCAAGCACCGTTGTCTTTCGCAAGCTGTTTCACAGATTTGTTAAACTCCGCTAAATCAATATTGCCCATGTATTTGACGCTATCAGTGTCGCAATACACGCCATTTTTGCCCGCGGCCCATTGCGCTATTTTTAGGCGCTTGCGAGTGTGGGCCGTTGTCCATACGCCCCATTGATAGGGCAAAAACAAATGGGGGTTGTGGTCGTTATAACTGCCCTCCGGGTCGTCGGTGCATTCGCTCCAAAGATTGTCGGGGTCGTCCTCATCAAAAAGTGTGTCCAGCTGCAAGGGGTCTTGTGCTGTCATGCCGTAGTAGCTATTGAGATCGCCCTTGGCCTTGACATAATACAAATCTTGTCCGGCCACACCTTTAAGAGATGTCTTGCCGGTATAGCTCTCTTTTACACAATCCGTCAAGGGCTTTGGCAGTTTGCCATAATCGGACGTGTACAGGTTCAGAACGTTAAGGGCGTCCCAGTCATATTCTTTGGCAATGATTCTAAAATCTATATCGGTAATGGTGATCTCTAAATGGTCAGCAGACAGCAGACGGCCATTGTCGTTAATGTATCCTTCACAGTGCCGAACCTTTGCAAGGGGAATATAGGGGAACCCCCACCACTTGAAACGCTGACGCAAACCTTTCACTTGCAAGCGCATCAGACACGCCTTGCCGTGCCTCATACACTGCATTAACCTCTCTACGGTGGCCGGTTCCTGCCTAAATGGTGTCATAGGAAAATAACATTCGCATTGAACGGCAGGATAGGCGCTCGACATATCCACGGAACCGACGTTTTCCAAATGGAGACCTACATAATACCGATTCGCATGGGTGTCACCGCCCCGGAACGCCTCCCGCAACATTTGGTATAGGTCCCACGACGGCAAAAGGCGCTTGACCCGTTTAATGCCCCATTTATACATTGCTTCGCGTGCCATTCGTCGGACGTATCCGGTGCGCGTTAGTGGTAGAGTATACAGATCGTCGCCGTCTCGGTTCATCTCGATTAACAGGCACTCCACAATACACCTGACATCATTGACACAATACGCTAATTCTGTAGACGTTAAAGGCGTCCATGGGTACCGAACTTTGGAATAATCAAGTGCCCCCGTCAATTTGGCATGAGGGGCGCCAAGCTGTTTGCCCCAGGCATCAAGGGACAAATTGCTGTGCCGCATACTGCATCGGTACTCAATAGCGCGATTGTCGCATTTTAAGACCCTACGGGGTTTGCTGGCGAACACATCACCCGGGCCAAAATCCAGAATACCCGACAAATATTGAAATTCATGTGCAAGATTGTGAACGTACATACACAGAAACCAGTCACCTTGAGGCCCGCTGCTCGCTTGCAAATAGTCGCTGATTGCCCCCGTAAAGTTCAGCCACTCGTCCCACGTCCTACCAATAATGGTAATATCCAGACCGAGTTGGCACTGCCAAATATACATTATGGTATGTGGATTGTCGTCCGCATCAACACATACTCGGCTAGTCTCAATATCAAACGCACACGGCATATTCACATATAAGCGCTTCTTGTTCGTTTTGCGTTTCTTGCCTTTTGTGTGTTTGCGGTCTAGATGCTCCATAAGCCACGGGACAGGGTTGTAATTACAAGCCTCCGCCGAAACCTCCGCGCAGGTCGGCGGAACTGCTGCCGTCGCTGTAGTCCCATTCTTTACCATAGTTGACCTCGCCTTGCTGCCACTTTACAAAATCGTCAATACTGACATTGTAGCCGCCTTTCTCGCGCCAGTACATAACCGGCTGGTCGGACGGATAGTAGTATACGCCCGATGCTTTTACGATCTCCCACCATTCCGACAAGGCCGTGTACTGATCCTCGGGCACGTCGGCTACATCAATACCGCTAACTTTCATTTTTTGCGTAAATTCTTCACGGGCACCGCCAACGGTGGAACCTTTAGAACGCACAAAACGCGCTACATCTGCGAGCGCCTGTTCCAATGCTTTACGGTCTCCGCGCATTGCCTTTAGGGTGGGAAAACCTCCGGCAAATTCTTTATAAACGTCGCTTGTGCCGCTGATGGGGTCCGCGGATAGGCGCTTAATACGCTTCTGCGCAATGTCGCGCAGTCGGGTGTATTCTTTGCGCATCTGATTATCTGGCCACGATTCCAACGCATAGGGGGTATATAGCTCAGCACTGTATTTAAGGGTTGCACTTGCTTTAGCGGCGCCTACTGCCATGCTTCTCGCGCTCCTTTCTATCCATTATCATATAATACCAGTTCAAAGGGTCCGCTTCAATGCCCAATCCGTTGAAAATGATTTTGGCCCATTCAGAGCGGAAAAACTTGACATCATTGGTTGTAACTCCACTATATACAATGGCCGTTGCGAGGTAGATCAAAGAATCGTCGCAGTTAAGCAAGGATACTCTGTTATCTTTACTTTTCATGGGGCCTCCTATAAAATAAGGGCGGCCATAGGCCGCCCGCCGATTAGAATGGCAAATCACCCGCATCGTCGGCCTCACTCTGGCCGGAAATGATAAGTTCGGGATACCCCTTCTCGTTCTCCTCAACAGTTAGCTCAACATTGCGCAAAACGATCTTGCGCACCCAGTCGGAAATGACATTGTTTTCATCTACATTGATAGAAACACCGGGAGCCCAGTTCATATCTTTAGAGGATTTCAGCCACATTTCACCATCTTCGATCTGTACGGAGCCCTCAACTTCAGACAACTTAGCAAATGTCTTATTTGTTTTGCGGGCGCTCTTGCTGGCAGTGTTCTTGCTGGCAGTGTTCTTGCTGTTACGGAAATTCATAATATTTGTCCTTTCTGCCCTGTCATTATCAATACCGGGCGGGCGGTCCCGATAGACGGCCCGGAGGGCCGTTTCGACTTAATTCTTGTTATATAAGGAGTACATAGCCTGTACCCCGTCACGCACATGGGCCGCACCCTGATACATAAGATCGGCTGACAAGCAAGTGCCTTTAAAACCCTCAAGGGTGTGTACTTGCTCGTCGCAATGGATGAGAGCTTGCTTATAACCGGCCAACCATGCCCGATTGTTTGCGGCTCGGATAGCGTCCTTCTGATCCTCGTACTCGCAGCACGTCAACGTGCCGTCGGGGTGAACCTCGATAATGAATTTACGCATTTCCATTTGTAAAGTCTCCCTTCTATCATCCAAACATAATCTTTGCAAGACTGACAAGCACCTTAATACTGTCGATGATGCCATCCTCGGTCAGTTTTTGCAAGTTCTCACCATCAAGAGTAATGTTATCATCGGTTAAGGTGATTTTAATCACGACTTCTTTTTTCATTAGAAACCCCTTTCTTGTTTCTTTCATTGTCTATATTATACCATACACTAAATTGTATATGTTGCTATTTACATTGTAAAAATTGCTGTACTCCCCTACCCTGCCGAGTGCAGAGGGAGGGATTTTTTTCTTATAGGTATGTTAGCAATGACTAACTACTATATATTGTGTCTATTGACATTTTGCACAAAGATTTGACCGTTGGGGAAGAAAATTTTGTGCAATCTGCTATTACGTGTC